ATTTTTTTCAATTGTGGTAATTTTAATTGTATTTGTTTTGGAAATTCAGGAATTAGTTTTAAGTACTCAGACATTTTTTCAGTCATTTTTTCAAATGAGAAATTTTGTTTACAGTAAAATCCTTGTCTTTTTCCTCCATCAACATAGTTTTTATAATTTTCAAACATGTCTTTTAAGTAAAATCCTACTTGACCTGTGTCAGGTGAAAACCATGAACCTTCTTTCAACAACATGTTGTTTGCAGCACTTGGATGAACAGGTGTTAAAGTGCCATTGATTAAAGTTGTAAATTCTGGCTTTAAGAAGTCTAAATGGCCACTGAAGTTTGTTGTTATAATTGGCTTTTTACTTTGAGTAAATTCAAGTAGTGGTCTTCCAAATCCTTCACCTTTAGTTAATGATACCATTGCCTTTACTTTTACATGGTTGTACAATTCATTTACTTCCTCATCTGTAAATTCTCCATGCAACAAGTAAATGTTAGGCATGTCTACAGTAGCACATGTTGATTTAATTTGTTCAATTCGTTTTAAAATTTCATCACGTTCCATGTATGATGAACCTACTAAAGATGTTTTTAAAATAAGAGCAGGTTTTACTTTTTTATTTTTAAATGTTTCTATAAATGCTTTAATTAGCAGTCCTACATTTTTTCTGTCTTCTCCTAAGTCACCTGGAAGCCAATGTCCTAGAAACAAGTAGCAAAAATCTTCAGAAATTGAATCTAAGTTGCCTATCTTTTTGTTAGGCACTTCTAAGTGTTTGTAAATGTTTGTGTCTACACCTTCAAATATAACTTCAATAGGTGTTTTCATTTCAACAATACTTTCTACTTGTTTTGTTGTGTCATTTACTTTTTGAAATTTAGACGCTAAAAATGCTTTTTTAGAATGTTCTGATGACACTAATGTTAAGTCCATTCTGTTCATTCCTTCAATCCATTCAGCTGGCACCATGTTTATTTCTAAACCTGCAGTTATGCCAATGTTGTATTTTCCTACTTTTTGAAATTCATTTGGCACAGTAATCCAAATCATAACATCTGGCTGAGTGGTAAGTTGTTGTGGATAAAGATATTTGTTTAAAAAATGCCATTCAGGATTGTCTTCAATAAATCCATTTGGAGTGTTTCCCCAATTGCAAGGTATAATTTTAAAATCCCATTCATCTTTTTTCAATTCAATGATTGACTTTACAGTGTCTCTACTGCGTGCGCCGTAGCCTGAGAGTGTATCTATCGCAGCATAAATAACACATGTGTTTTTACTATTCATAAATTTGATTTTTATTTAAATATAACTAATTTTCTTTATACTTCCAAATGTAACCTCCAGCTGTTTTTTGTCTTCCTGTTAAGTGAGACCCAACATCTCCCTTTACACTCCTACTAGCTTCAGCTATACTATTCCATTCCTTTATAAAATTTCCTTTTAAATCAAACTGTAGTATTTTCTTATTCACTCCTCGATCCCATGTTATTTTTCTCCCTTGTAGTGATTTAGATATATTTTCAGCAGTGGTTTTACTAATTTTATTTGTTCCGTTTTTAAGTTTAGTTTTTTGTCTCTTAGAAGATATAAGTTGTTTTTCTTCATAAGATTTAGAACCCCAAATTTCTTTCATTTTATTACTTTTCTTAATACATGTTTCTTCACTATGTTTTTTACCAGTTAGCATTTGAGAATATTCTTTTCTTAACCGTTCATAAACTCTTGAACCTATAACATATGTATTTTCTTTAACTTTTTGTTTACCTATGGTCATTAAAAATAAGGCATGTCTAAGTTTATATTCTTTAGGATATATTTCACAAAGTAACATATGGCATAAAAAATGTTCCTTAGCTGTTAATTCAGCTATGTTTTCCTTTTCATCAATACCACCTATACACTTAGGTACAATATGATGTTTTTCTTTATAACCTTGTATTTGACGAGTTTTAGCGCGTTCTATTATTTGACTGTAAATGTTTTGATAATCCATGAGGCACCTTATTTTATTATAAATATGTGTACCTCATGGAATAATACAATTAATATATAATTTTATGATTTAATACTCTTTTTTCTACATTTTTGGTGTTGATAAGTTCAAATTTTGCTCTTGGCTTCCAAGTTGAAAACAAAATGTCTAAATATTTAATGATTCTTTGACCCATTTTTTCTCCTGTTAATCCTGCTTCATCACTTAAAGCCCATTGTCTACCTTTCAATCCTCTTGCTTTACGTTCTTCTTTATTTAAGTCATAAACGGCTTTAATTTGTAATGCTGCATCTTCTGCTGTGCATCTGTCGTCCCAAATGTATGGAGTAATAGGAGAACCTTGAATTGATCTGCTAGTTGGAAATACTGGGAAGGCCCATTCTCCATGTTCTTTAACTGTGCCATTGTGGTTGGAAGGAAAATCAGCGTCCAATTCCATCCATTTTTTATCTTTTACAAAACGCATTTGGTCTTGCATTCCTCCTGTTACATTTGCTATAATTGGATTTCCACATAAAATGGCTTCTGTTAATGCCAATCCCCAACCTTCATTGCTTGTTAGCAATATTTGAGCGTCTGTTAAGTTGTATAAATAGCTCATTTGTTGAGGATTTAACATTCCTGGTGAAAACAAAATGTTGTATTTTTCATCATCACTAAATAAGTATTCTTTTACTGCTGCTAAATCTGTTCCATTGTCGTCACATATTTGAGTGTGTAACATTATAGCACAACGTTTTGCTTTTTCTTTAGGCAATTCATCAATGAACAATTTATATGCTAGTAAAGTGTCTGGAATTTGTTTTCTGCGAATGTTTCTTGAGTTGAAAAATAAGACAAAGTCATATTCTTTTCCTTTAAACATTTCATTTTTAAATTTAACATATTCAGGATTTTTCTTTTCCTCATTAGAAAAAGGTCTGAATAAATCATGATTTAATCCATGAGGCACATATTCAATTATTTTATCTTTTACTTTATCTCCTAACACTAACTTGTTGATGTTTACAGTTTGTTTAGAAATGCCTAACAATGCATCACATGCTTCATAGTATGGTCTGTTGTACATTGGAGCTGGATAGTTGTCCCAAATGTTTAAGTAAACAATAGGAATTTTTCTTCTAATTTCATTTTCAATTTGAAACAGCCAAATGAAATATCTTGGATCAGTGATTAAAAATACAGCATCAGGTTTTTCAATTTTAATAAGTTGTCTAATTAAATTGGCGTCACCATATCCATCTACTGGATAAATGGCAATTGAACTGTCTGTCAATCCTGTGTTGAGATTAGTGTCTTGAGAAATGTCTAATTTTTTACCTTTGTCTGGATGATTTAGTGCTCCCGCAACTTGTATCCAGTTAAAGTGTTGGGCTGTGTTAAGAACCATTTCTCGAGCAACCGTTGCTACTCCTGAGTGTACTCGAATGTCGTCACAAATGAGCATGATTTTTTTCCTCTCATTTTGAGGCAAATAGGCAAAACTTGAATTCATATAACTTATTTAGTGTTTATTTATTGTGATTAGTAACTTGTTTTCTAAATTCTTCTGAGTTAAGATACAAATCCATTGCTCGATTTACAAGCTTATTTAAAGAAAATTTTCTTTTAATGCATTCTATTTTAAAAGTGTCAAATATTTCTTTGTTAACTTTTACTGATGTGAGTATTTCATCCATAGTATTATATATTGGTTATATATAAATATATGTATTCTACTTTAAAATCGCTTCATTGCACAACTCCTTATTTAACTTGTAAGGACAGTATGCACAGGCCCATTTTGATGGTGTTGCTTGATGACTTACAGTCTTATATGAACCATCAAGATTAAATGTTTCTTCTATAAAAGTGCTCAATGCTGTTTTAGCTTTTTTAACTTTTATTTTGCCATTTGCAGGATTGAACTGTTGAATGCGTTTTTGAGGAAATTCACTTTCTTCCCATATTTTTCTTTTTACTATAAAAAATTCAACATCTATGTTTTCTTCAGACACTCCAAACTGTTCACTAAAAAATGACTTGTACAACAATATTTGAAATTGTTTAACTTCATCTTTCTTTTCTTTGTCTTTCCATCCACGAGTGCTAGTTTTTATGTCGTATATAATGAATTGCTCTGTAGGTTCATGGTATAAGACTAAGTCAATAAATCCATTGAATAAAACGTTGTTATGCGTTTTATTTGGCGCAATAACAATGGGCATTTCAATTCCTACTAAATGCCAATCTTTTAAACTAAAATATTCACTTCGCTTTTTCTTGATGAAGTCTAAAATGGCTAAACCATCATCATAGAATTCTCTCATTTCTTTTGGACTGCTAAAGTGAACATTTTTGTTGTCCTTATAGCCCTTTGCATAGTTTTCTCTAAATCTTTCTTCAAAGTATTCTTCTATGTTTATGGCATCTGCCTTTACTCCACTTTCATTGTACATCACAGACAGATAATTTTGCAGTGTTTCATGCACTGCAGTTCCAAAAGTCATGTTGATAGAAAAACTAGGTATTTTATGTCCTTCCTTATACTGTAAAGACCATTTTTTAGGACAAGATAAAAACATTGACAGTTGTGAGTAAGATATGCTCTTTTGAAAAGCATAGTCAACAGCCACTGGCTTAAAGTCCTGTATTTTCTTTATGATGGAAGGAATTTTTTTCATATTATTTTTTCCACAATCCTCTCTCTACTAACTGTGCTATAATACCATAGTTAGTGATGTCTTGATAAGTGTCTGTTAACGCTTCATTTTTAGCAACTTGTTTAGTCATGATAAGATTTTTCCATCTACTCACTTTATCATTTAGTCTGAAAAACAGACCTGTTAAAGCGAATTGTTTTTCTTCATCATTTGCCAGTTGAGTGCCTGCTGCTACATTAGTCATTCCATAGTCAAGATGTTTTCTAGCAAACAGTTCATACTGTTCTCTAATGATTTTCTTATATCCATTTGCGATGGTTGGATATTCTTCTTCTAGTTGAGCTATAACTGATAGTTCAGCGTATTCTTTTTCTTCTTTAGCCATTTATTAGTTTTTCTAGATATTTTTTAATTGCTACTATTTTTCTACGAATACCAATACCATCAGTATTTCCTAGCTTAATTAGAAATTCATTTAATTCATCTAATTGAGTCTTCATTTGATTAGTTTTTTAACTTGTTTTTCATCAACTCCCTTACTTAGCAAAACATTTTCCAGCCATTTATCATCTGTAATTTGAATGTATTCTTCTGCTTCAACTGTTGAACATTTAAAATATTCAGAAACATGTTGGAGTACTTCAGGTGATAAGGTTTTTTTAACAGTTGACTTGATGTAAGGAGAGTAAGTGTTTTTACTTTGTGGAATCATATAACAGTACACTTCATACAATTTTTTAGGATCTTGAATGTTTAACTTTTGAATGTAGTTAGCAATGTCAACATACTTTGGATTCATGCTTAAAAATTTATGAATCATGTATATGTTAAACACTTTTCTTTGTTCAGGTCCAAATGTGTCCCAATTTGGCTTTGTGTCAATGATTGCTTTAAGAAAATCAAAGATGGTAAATGTCTTTACTTTACTAGATGTTTTTGTCATATTATTTTCCTAAAGTAAAACCAATGTCTTTATAATCATCTCTAATTTCTTTAGGAATCATGTCTAAAAGAATCTTGTTAGTGTTAACGTCATACATAACAGGAATTGGAATTAAAGCATCCTCAGCTGTTCCTGCTAGAAATTTACTCATTTTTCTTAAAACCGCTCCTTCAGCTAGTAGTATTGGTTTTCCATCTTCTGAAAGAATGGGAGTGGACTGAGTGATGTCCATTTTCATTTTTAATTGTTCGTTGTTCATATTTGTTTATTTGATTGTTTCTAAAATTTTACCTATGCAGGCCATGATGTTTATTTCTTTGTCCAAAACAAAATGAGCGTGATACATATGTTCCTCCAAAGTACATATAATTGTACCTTCATTTTCTTTAGCATATTCATTTAATTTATTGTATAAAAATTTATATAAACTTTCAAAGTCATCTACTTCTGAATTTGCAACAATTTGCCTTATAACATTAAATGACTTGATAGATGGTTTTTTGAGTTCTTCTAATATTTTTACTTGATAGTCATTAGATTCATTTATTGAGTTGTCTAATGTTAAAGTTCCATCAATAGTGTACTTTTGACAGTTGTTGATGATTTTTCTAAAGTCAGGATAAAACTTGTTTACAATAGTGACTAAATCAGGAATTTCATATTCAATGTCTTCCTTGTCTAAGATGATGCTAACATGTTGTGCCACTACTTTTTTACTTGGAGGAGACAAGTCAAATTCTTGACATCTGCTTCTTAAAGGTTCAATCAATCGTTCTGCATAGTTTCCTGTTAAAATAAAACGAGTTGTTAAAGAATATGTTTCCATCATGTTTAACAAAATAACTTGTCCTGCTTGTAAAATGTGAGTTGCTTCATCTAAAATCACTATTTTAAGTGGCTTAAATGATCCAGCAGCAGCAAATGCTCCTACTTTGTCTCTCATAATGTCAATTGATCTTTCATCAGTTGCGTTGATGTAAAGAAAGTCACAGTCAATGTTGTTGACTAATATTTTTGCAAGTGTTGTTTTTCCTGCGCCTGGTTTTCCTGCAAATAGGAGGTGTGGAATGTCTTGATTGTCAATGAATTCTTGAAATTTTACTTTCACTTCATCTTTACAAATGTATCCTTCCAAAGTGTCTGGACGATACTTTTCATTTAATATTGTGTGTAACCTTTTTGACATAACTTATTTTTGTAACCTTTTTCTATAATCTCTAATGTGTGCGGCATTTTCATAATCTTCTACATTAGGAAGCACAGCATATTTTTCCATGTCCTTAAGTAGCTTATCAAAGTCACCTTTTAAGTATTCTAATTGTTCTTGTAAAAATATTTTTTGACTCATTGGAATGTTTGAATTGTATATTTCAGGATGCATTTTATATTGATTTTTATACAAGAGTCTTGTACTGTATTCCATAACTTTTATAACCCAATTTCTTTTAATTGTTCATATGTTAATGGTTTAATAGGTTTAGGTTCAACAACTTTAGGAAATGTTCTTTTAAGTGGATCTTTTTTAAAAGCATATCCTGTAATGTCAACATATCTAAGCAATTCCTTGTCACCATCAATTGTTATGCCAGGTACTTTACCTCCAATTTTGATCATTGCTATTTTAAATCCCATCTTGTGAGATAACCATTTAATTATTTTTATCATAGTATTTCAATTAAATTTTTACGCAACATTTCATCTATTTTACTTCTTACAGCATTAGGATGAGTGTTGAGATATGTTTGTCTATATTCCATAGGACCTACACTTTTACACCATTCATTTAAGTCGTCAAATGTATTTTGTTCATATGCTCCATCAGCGTACATTCCTGCATCTGTAATTAGAACTTCTAATTCAGACATTTTTTCCCAATTATCATACTCTGGAGAGTTTTCTTCTCCATATAGTAAATTAAGACGTTCTATTTCTTTTTGGGTGTTTTCTTTTAGTATAATTTTCATAACTTTTATTTGACTTAAATATATGTTAAAGGATCTTGGAAGCCAAACTAGTCTCCGTAAATGTTGAATTTTTTAGGCGGTTCAGGAGCCACAATTTCATTTGTGATGATGTATATTTCTCCTTTTAAAGGCGACAGTTTAAAGTCATAAGCCGTTTGAGTTTTTTGATAGTATGCCTCTAATGCTTCTGTTAGAGACTTATGTATGACTTTATCATCAATCAACTTCCAAGAATCTCCTGGGGGATAGCGTTTAGCAATTAGTGTGTAAACTTCTTGTTCCATGTTTTAGTACATTTGAGGTGAAGCTGTATCTTCTTTTTTGTCATTGTTTACTTCTACAATTGCTGCTTCTGTTAACAAAACTGTACCTGCAACAGATGATGCATTTTCTAAAGCATTTCTTGTTACTTTAGTTGGATCAATGATGCCTGCTTCTTTCATGTCTACAAATGTTTCACTTTTAATGTTGTATCCTTTCCAGTTGTTTTTTCCTTCCATTTTGTTGATCAACCTGTAACAATCTCCTTCAGTGTAGCCAGCATTTGTTAAAATTTTCATAAATGGAGCAAGACATGCTTCTTTAACAATTTTTTTACCAATGTGAATGTCTGAACTTAAGTCTTCTTTAGAAATGGTAATGGATTCTCTAGCGTATAACAATGCAGCTCCTCCTCCTGGTACTATGCCTTCCTCAATGGCTGCTTTTGTAGCGTGTAAAGCATCATCTACTCTGTCTTTAGTTTCTTTCATTTCTAATTCACTATTTCCTCCAACATGTATAATTGCTACTCCACCTATAAACTTTGCTAAACGTTCTTGTAGTTTTTCTTTTTCAAATGGTACTGTTGACTTGTCAATTTGCATTTGCAGTTCATCAATTCTTTCTTCAATTTTTTCAACTGTTCCTTTACCATCAACAATTGTTGTTTGGTCTTTAGTTACTGTAACTAAACGAGCGCTTCCAAACCAGTCCCAAGAAAACTTGTCTAACTTCATTCCTTTTTCACTGCTAAACACTTGTCCACCTGTCATTGTGGCAATGTCTTCTAAAATGAGTTTTCTACGATCTCCAAAGTCAGGAGCTTTTACTGCTGCTACTTTAATTGTGCCTCGAATTTTGTTTACTATAAGTGTAGATAAAGCTTCTCCATCTATATCTTCAGCAATGATAAACAAAGATTTACCTGTTGATGAAATACTTTCTAAAATTGGCAGTAAGTCTTTTACTTGAGTAAATCGTTTGTCTGCAATTAAAATGTATGGTTCTTCTAAAGTGCAAGTCATGTCATTGTTGTTTGTGACAAAATAATGTGACTTGTATCCTCTGTCAAATTGCATTCCTTCTACTGTTTCTAAATATGTGTCTCCACTTTTAGACTCTTCAATGTGAACTACTCCTTCACGACCTACTTTTTCCATTGCTGCTGCAATTAATTTTCCAATTTCAACATCATTGTTTGCAGAAATTGTTGCTACTTGTTCTAGTTGAGTTTCTGAAGTGATGTCTTTGGAAATGTCTTTGCGTAAAGCTGTTACTACTTCTTTTACAGCAGCATCTATTCCACGTTTGATTTCTACTGCATTTGCTCCTTTGTCTAGGTAAGTTAAACCTTCATTTATAATGCTTTGTGCTAGTAGAGTTGATGTGGTTGTTCCATCACCTGCATTGTTGCCTGTTTTAATGGCGGCCTGTTTAATCATTTGAGCGCCTAAATTTTCCACTTGGTCTTCTAAGTCGGAAATTTGTTTAGCACAAGTAACTCCATCTTTTGTGCTTCTTACTTCACCATATTCAGTGTAAATGACATTTCGACCATTTGGTCCTAATGTTGAGGTAACTGCGTTGGCTACCTTGTTGATTCCACTGACAAGTTTTTTTCTTGCTTCAGAACCAAATTCAATGTTTTTGTTCATAACTTTGTTTTAGTCGTTTATAATTGCTATTACTTGATTTTCTGCTGTTCCATAGTATTCTTCTCCTTCAAATTCTATTTTGGTTGGTCCCATTTGAGGTAAAATTACCTTTTGACCTACTTTTAATGTTGAAGCTACAAATTCTCCTGTTGCACAGTGATAACCAGGACCTACAGACACAATAGTACCTGTTAGATGCTTTTCTTTTCCTAAGTCTGGCACCACTATGTTTCCATAAGTAGTTTCTTCTTGTGTTTGGGGTTTGACAATGATTGAGTTGAAAACGGCTGTTAATTTCATATAACTTTTTTGGTTTATAACTTATTTTACTATGATAAATATATTAAGATTCAGGTGAATGAACAAGCTTAATTTCTTCTTCTTCAACTAATTGTGCTTCTTCAATTTTTTGACAAAAGTAATATAAACCATCTTTTTTCAACACAGTGTCAGCGCAAATGTACTCCTTGTACTCCTGCACAAAATCTGCAGGAAATGTATCTTCTTTAAGAATGCGCTTAATTATGTATAAAGCATCTTCCCAATCTACTACTTGTTTGCTTATTGTAAACATTATATGTCTTTTTTAACAATGTAATATGTACTTTTTGTGTTAGCTGTTTCAAATGACAGCTTCAACAGTCCTTCTAAGTTAATGCTCATTTTTGCTTTTACAGAATCTTTATTTGCTGATAGTATTTCCTTCAGCAAGTTTGAACTAAAACTTAAAGTAAAGTCAGATAGCACATCTTTTTGTGTAAAGTTAGTCATAAAGTAAGATACTTTATTTGCATATTCAATGTCTCCTCCAAATGTAAGTTCAAGTTGAAAGTCTCCATCTATGCTTGTGGTTGGTTTAAACACAACTGTTTCACTTTCAGACAAGGCAGACTTTGCTTTTATTAGGGCAGTTATAATTTCTCCATTTAATTCTGTTTCTAAATTGAATATGTTAGAACCATTAAATGCTCCAGTTTTTGGAACAGTTAATATGTCTGCTAAGGCATAGTTGACAGTGAATTGATTGTCTGCGATGATAAGTTTAGTAAATGTTTTACCATTTTTAATGTAGTCTAACATTATTTCTCCACTTGAAATTCCTATGAGTTTAAGAAGTTGAGTTGTGTTGCTTATTCCAACTGATGAGTCTACTAAGTTAAAGTTACTGTAGTTTATTTCTCCAATCATTTCTCTAGTTGGAGCAGTAAATTTAATGTTTAGGTTGTTGTCTTTTACATCCCATTTAACTCCTTCTATAAGGCCATTTAAATAGTATTTGTTTATAACCGCTTGAAATTCTACTTTTGAAATCATAACTTTAATATATGTTTTTTTTAGTTAAAGGCAAAGAATTTTCCAACATTTGGATTGAGAGGAGGAAATGTCCATTTTAAATCCTCATATAAACTTTTTAACTTATTGGCTAGCAGTGAGTTAAATATTTCCTCAACGTCAATGTATGTCTTTACAAATTCCTCAATTTCAGGAGGCACTTGAGCATTTGGAATGCCAATTGTTTCTATGTTAAATGGATTTTGTTTTAGGTTGATGATAAACAATTTGTCACCTTCAATTATGCTTTCATATTTTTTGTCTAACTTTTTAAACTTTAACAAGTCATTGTATCTTACAGCTGCTTTTGTGTTAAAGGGAGCTTTCAACTTAAATCTACTAAATATTTCTCCTGTTGTTGCTTTTACTTGATAGTTTGTTATTTGTTTTACTCCCATTGGTTTGCCTAATACTTTAGGATCTAGTGTTTTAAGTGACTTGTAAAAGTTAACAATTGAACTGTCTATTTCTTCTTGTGGTTTTCCAAACAGTATGTCCTTGATAAAATTTTCACCAAACTTTTTAAACAGTTTGTTCATGTTGGACTTCATCAACTCAATGCCTTTCATGTCTAGTTCTTCAACGTCTACTCCTTCCTTGTTGGTAACATACATTGCGTACCTTCTTTTGCCTGTTGTAAGCACTCCAGCACAAATTACCTCTTGTTTGAGCTGAAAGTAGTGAGTGTTGGGCTTGATGTTGAACAAACGTTTGCTTAACTCATTTAAGTAAAAATTGGATGAGTTTTGTATTTCTTGAGCTAATTCTAATATTTTACCATTTTTATCTTCCTGTTTGAGATGTGGAAATCTATGTTTTAAAAGATCACCTAACACAATGTACAGTGAATCTGTGTCACTAATACAAATATTTTGTTTTTTTTCTTTAATTTCAGTGTTGATTTTATCATTTACAAAGTTAATGCTTTCTTTAGTTAGTCTTTGTCCTGAGTTTGTAATGGCTGAACTGCAAATCAAATGACCATCAGTAAATCTCCAACCATTTTTTGCAAATGTACCATACATTGCGTTTTGTAAAATTTTAAAAGAAAATTGAAATAAGTCATATGAATTGTATTTTGTCCAGTCTTTTTCCTTACCTGCTTTTTTCTTTAATGTTCGATAGTGTTCTCTTTTTTCAAACCAACTTTCTAATATTTTTGCAACTACACTTTGTTCATCAGTTCTAAACATAGCACCTGATGCTGCTACTGTAAAGTTGTTTTTTTCAATTATGTCAATTAAGTCTCCTAATTTTATTTTAGTTGATTTAAGAGTGTAATTTTCTTTGTTTAACTTTTCAATATTTACTATTTCACTTGGGTCTCTTTGTTTGAGCTTTTCCAATGAGTGATTTTGTTCATATGTTGGATTATGATCTACTTTAATTCTGCCTACTAATGTTTCAATGCCTAAGTTTAAAGACTTGATAATTGAAGGATACAGTGAGGTAAAGTCTAAGTCTATAACGTCAAAGTACAAGCCTGGCACTGGTTCAAGTATGTATCCTCCAGCATATGTTTCATTTGCCATTTTTAAACTTGCATTGTGTGTTGTTGGTTTATTTGGTGATATGATGCCTTCTCGTTTGAGATATTTTAAAATGGCACCTTCATTCATTACTGTGTTGTAGTAGATGCTCTCATAAGGTATGTTGCATATATGAGATATCATTATGGTTAATTCAATAAATTTAAGTTTTTCCTCTAATTTTTCAATAATTTCAACATCGCGTAAGTTATAGTCAATAAACACATTTAAATCGTTTTTAAACAATGTGTTTAAATTTCCCTCATATTCCACCTTACCTAAGTCAACATATTTTAAACCAATGTCATTTAATTTATATGATGGCTCTTCCTTCATAATGTATTTTTTATGAAGCAACATGTAGTCTAAATGGTTGACTCCTCCTATGGTAACTTGTAAAGCACCTGCAAATTCTTTAAAGTGAACTTTTCTAATTGGAGACAATTTTAACACTTCATCTTTACCTAACACACGTTTGATTCTAAAGTATAAGTAAGGAATGTCAAAGTAAGCACTGTTCCATCCAGTTACTATTGTTGGGTCTAACTCTTCCCATTTGTTTAAGAATTTTTTAATTAATTCTTTTTCAGAAACACAAGGTATAATGTGTTTTCCATTTTCATTTACTTCTTCAATTTCTTTACTTTTGTCTACAACAAAACATATTTTGGTCTTTGTAGTAATGTCTATTAAAGCAATTGAAGTTAAAGACATAGGAGCATCCTTAATGTATTCAGGTGTTAAAGCACCTCCCATTTCAATTTCAATGTCTAAGTATAAGATGTTGTGCCATGAAGGAACTACATCATCATATTTGGAATATAAATCTCTCAACAGTATTAGTTCTTTGTTGATGTCTTTTTCCAATATGTTTACATTGTCTTTACTGTATTTTTTAGTTGGAATAGCATATCCTCCTGTCAACACAGGTTGAGCATTTTCTTGCCACTTGTTGACTCGTTTCCAAAAAGTAGGTTGATATTGGAAGTGACTCCATCCTTCTTCATCGTCACGTAAATAGTAAGTGTACGTTTTAAAATCGTAGTGAATTGCCTGATACATAACTTTTATTTTGAAAATACTTTAAAGAAATTTCTTTAAATTGGGTCTGAAGTAGTTGATTGATTTTAACACTTTTTTGTCTGATTTCCTGTACACCACCCAATATTCTCCTACTTGTTCATAGTATGTTTCTTCACCAATTCGTTTTGCTTCACTTTCTGCTGTTTGTTTAGCTTCTTGTTCTGTTTTACATGCTTTAGACATATTTGAAGCTTGCACTTCAGCATATGCATCCATAAATTTATCTTTTAAACCATGTAACATAACTCCATTTCCTGTTGCAACATAAGTAATGTCACAAAGTGCATCTAACACTTCTACAATGTCTCCTGTTTCACAAGCATGTTTATATTCTTCTAATTCTTCTAAAATGAAATTGTAAACAAATTCCCATTCTTTACGTTCTGGAATGTTTGGAGTGTAGGTGTTTGGCTTGCCCATAGTGGCATTAAATGTTTCTACTTCAGAAACAAATGGTACGTATTTTTTTTCCATAGTTTTATTTTTATGATTAAATATAAGAAAAAATATTTAAACAACCAAGTTTTTATTTTAGTAAATTGTATTTCCAAAATTTAATGTTGGAAGTGGAGCACCATTTTTATCTTTAGCATAATCTAAACATAAACAAGTTAAGTTGCCATTGTCTGACAGTGCAAAAAATAAAAAATCTTTCACTGTTGACTCAGCACAGTTAGTTAAAATGTACATTGCATCTTTTCTTGCTGATGATTTAATGTTTTCTTTAACTAATTGTTTAAGTACTTTTTTTAACTTAGAATTGACTTTACATGAGTTATTAGAAGTCTTTGCCATTTTTCATTATTGCTTGTAAAAATTCATCACGAATCATATTGTTTGGTTCCATAAACACTCCACTAAACTTATTGGTGGTCATTGTTGAAGTAGGATGTTTAATGCCTCTGTTTGAACAACACATGTGTTTAGCTGCTACACTTACTGCTACAGATTTACAGTTCATCTTTTCAGTTAAAAATGAGTGAATTTGTTGAGTTAAAGATTCTTGCATTTGTGGTCTACGAGAAAACCAATCTACTACTCTGTTTAATTTGCTTAAACCAACTACTTTTTCTTCAGGCACATATGCTACAGAGGCATATCCTGTAAATGGTAAATTGTGATGAGCACACATAGACACTACTGGAATTCCTGTTTGAATAACTATTCCATCATAGTTTTCCTCATTTGGAAACACAGTCATTGAAGGAGCTTCTGTTACTGAGCCTACAATTAAATCTTTTAGCCAAGCTTTTGCTACTCTCTTTGGTGTGTCAACAGTTTGTCTGTCTTTTTCATAGTCAAATCCCACTGCTTTTAAAAATTCACCATAATGTTTAGATGCTTTTTCAATCATCTTTTCAATTTCTTTTGATGTGCGGGGAGCATTTTCATTTGCTTTGTTTAGTAATTCCATTTTTATTTTTCGTTTGTTAAAGTATTTAATATGTAAGTTAAACCGTCTAATTCATTGTTGAATATTAAATCATCCATTTTTATTTTTCGTTTGTCTAAACATCTATGAACCATACTTGTTAGTTCTGTACTAAATGTTTCATTTAAATAAGTTTCAATAAATAATTTATGATTAGTAATTTTAATTTTATTTAGTCCTAATATTAATGTGTAGTCTTTTTTTTCTGTTTGAATGTAAATAACTTCTGATGTTGGAAATACAGTTATGATGTTTTTGTCATTTGACAGTAAAGAAGCAATTGTTTTTTTAATTAAAACTTCATTAGAATCAGGAGTATGTTTTTTGTAAAGCTTATTGTTGATAATAACTCTAAGTTTTTTAAATTTATACTTAAATTTCATCATTATACATTTAATGTTTTATCCCAAGCTGAAATGTGCATTCTGCTCATTCCTCTAAATTTATACTTTTTAGCCATTTCCATTACAAATTGAGTTCTCTCATGAAAGTCAGTTTGAGAGTCTAAACCAGGCATACAAACAATGTTTTTAAGCGGTATGTTAAATGGCTCTACAAAGTCACGAAACATTTCCTTAATGTCATCTTCAGTTGATATAACAAATTTAAACTGGTAGTTTGTGTGTTGTTTAATGCGTTCTATTGCTTCTGGTACTATACGTTGTTTT